GGGGGGGGGGGGGGGGGGGATCATTGCAGGACATGGTCGAGTCATGGCGGCACGCAGCATGAAAATTGACACAGTCCCGTGCATCCGACTTGGCCACCTGACCGATGCACAGAAAAAGGCCTACGTGATCGCTGACAACAAGCTGGCGCTGAATGCAGGGTGGAACGACCAAATGCTTGGCCTTGAACTGGCAGACCTACAAGGCCTTGGCTTTGATCTGGAGCTGACAGGATTCAGCAAAGACGAGCTGGCCTCCATCATGGCGCCAGAGCCGACCGAAGGCCTGACAGACGAAGACGAAGTCCCAGGCATCCCAGAGCAGCCGAAAAGCCAGCGTGGCGATGTCTGGCTGCTGGGCGAGCACCGGCTCATGTGTGGTGACAGCACGCAAGCCGACGATCTGGCCAAACTCATGGATGGCGACAAAGCCGACCTCGTCTGGACTGATCCACCTTACAACGTGGCGGTCGATGGCAAAGCAGGCAAGATCATGAACGACGACATGAGCAGGTCAGAATTCAGAAAGTTCCTGCAAGCGGTCTACGCCAGATACTTCGAGAACATGCGCGAAGGCGCGGTGATTTACGTGGCCCACGGCGAATCCGAACGCTCAGCTTTCTCGGACTGCCTTGTCGAAGCAGGACTGAAACTCTCCGAAGTCCTGATCTGGGTGAAGCAAAGCGGCACGCTCTCGCGCCAGGACTTCAACTGGAAACACGAACCCATCCTCTACGGATGGAAGGAAGGCAAAGGCCACCACTTTTGCGGTGACTTCACCTTGACCACGGTGATCGATGACGATCTGGACATCGACAAGATGAAGAAGGACGAGCTGGTGGCCATGCTCAAGCAGATCAAGGAACAAATGCCAACCACCATCGTGCGCCACGACCGGCCAACTAAGAGCGATCTGCACCCAACCATGAAGCCGGTCAGCCTGGTGCAACGCATGGTGGAATGGTCAAGCATGGACGGATGGATCGTCCTCGATCTGTTTGGTGGCAGCGGCAGCACAATGATTGCCTGCCAAAAAGCAAACCGTCGATCACGACTGATGGAGCTGGACCCGAAGTTCTGCGACGTCATCGTTAAGCGCTGGCAGGATTTCACAGGCAAAATCGCAACACACGCAGAAACCGGCAAACCTTTCGCGGAGGTTCACAATGACAGCAAAAACTGAAAAACCAACTCTAAAAAGCAAAAAGACAAAGATCGTGCCAGGTAAAAACGGCGGCGCTCGTGAGGGCGCAGGTCGACCAGCCTTTGAGCCGACCGATGCCGAGCGCAAGCAAGTCGAGGCGCTGTCCGGCTACGGGCTGCCCATCGAGCAGATCGGCGCACTGGTGCGCAATGGCATCCACGTCGACACGCTGCGCGCACACTTCAGCTCTGAGCTGGTGTCCGGCAAGTCCAAGGCAAATGCACAGGTAGGGAAAACCCTATTCCAGAAAGTCATGGCAGGCGACACGACCGCAGCCATCTGGTGGAGCAAGACCCAGATGCGATGGGCAGAAACCCAAAAGCATGAGCTGACCGGCGCAGACGGCGCACCTCTGGAGTTCACCAAGATCGAGCGAGTGATCATCCGTGGCAAAGCAAACTCTCAAGATTGAAACCCCAGAGTGGGCGCTGCCTATGCTGGAGCCTGCGCGCTACAAGGGCGCGCACGGTGGCCGTGGCTCGGGCAAATCCCACGCCTTTGCCGAGATGATGATCGAGGCCCACATCCTCGACCAGACAAGCCGCAGCGTCTGCGTGCGCGAGGTCCAGAAATCACTGGCCCAGTCCGTCAAGCGCCTGCTTGAACTCAAGATCGAGCAGATGAATGCAGGTGCCTACTTTGAGGTGCAGGAGGCCGTCATCAAGTCCAAGAAGGGCGACGGCCTGATCATCTTCCAAGGCATGCAAAACCACACAGCCGACTCGATCAAGTCGCTGGAGGGATACGACCGTGCCTGGTGCGAGGAGGCACAAAGCCTGTCGCAGCGCAGCCTGGACCTGCTGCGGCCAACCATCCGCAAGCCCGGCTCCGAACTGTGGTTCACGTGGAACCCCAGCCAGGCCAGCGACCCGGTCGATCACCTGCTGCGCGGTGACCAGCCGCCACCCGACGCTGTGGTGGTCGAGGTCAACTACAGCCACAACCCCTGGTTTCCCGACGTGCTGCGCTTTGAGATGGAGTACGACTTGTCCCGAGACCCGGACAAGTACGCTCACGTCTGGCGCGGTGCCTACCTGCAAAACAGCAGCGCTCGAGTCTTTCGCAACTGGCGCGTCGAGGAGTTCGAGACGCCACCGGAGGCCATCCACCGGCTCGGTGCCGACTGGGGCTTCGCCTCCGACCCGACCGTGCTGGTGCGCTGCCACATCATTGGCCGCACGCTCTACATCGACGAAGAGGCCTACATGGTCGGCTGCGAGATCGTGAACACACCCGACTTGTTTATGACCGTGCCCGAGTCCGAGAAGTGGCCCATCGTGGCCGACAGCGCCCGGCCCGAGACGATCAGCCACATGCGCAAGCACGGCTTTCCCAAGATCATGGGCGCGGTCAAAGGTGCCAAGTCGGTCGAGGAGGGCGTCGAGTGGCTCAAGTCCTACGACATCGTGGTGCACCCACGCTGCACGCACACCATCGACGAGCTGACGTTCTACAGCTACAAGACCGACCCGCTGACCGGCAAGGTGCTGCCGGTGCTCCAGGACAAGAAAAATCACGTCATCGATGCGCTGCGATATGCTTGCGAGGGCGTGCGCAGGGCGGTACCCATTACACGGTCCATAAACTTCACGCCATTGCCAGTGAACAGTAAATGGTGAGAAAATACTTGAAACGAGGGCGAAAATATGGCACGCATTTCAAAAGAGCAATTCTTAAGCACCCTGCATGATGATGCGCTAAAGCAATTTAACGACATCCAGACTGCCCTGCGCGACGAGCGCCTGCAGTGCCTGCAAGACCGGCGCTTCTACAGCCTGTGCGGTGCGCAGTGGGAAGGGCCACTTTGGGACCAATACGAGAACAAGCCCAAGTTCGAGGTCAACAAGATCATGCTGTCGGTGATTCGCATCGTCAACGAGTACCGCAACAACCGCATCACTGTGGACTACGTCAGCAAGGACGGCGAGAACGACAAGCTGGCCGATACCTGCGACGGCCTGTACCGTGCCGACGAGCAGGACAGCGTGGCCGACGAGGCCTACGACAACGCCTTCGAGGAAGCAGTGGGCGGCGGCTTCGGTGCCTGGCGTCTGCGCACGGTCTATGAGGACGATGAGGACGAGGAAAACGAGTATCAGCGCATCCGCATGGAGCCGATCTTCGATGCCGACAGCTCGGTGTTCTTTGACCTCAACAGCAAGCGCCAGGACAAGTCGGACGCCAAGTCCTGCTTCGTGGTCACCTCGATGACCAGGGCCAGCTACAAAGAGGAATGGGGCGACGACCCGACCGACTGGCCCAAGATCATCCACCAGTACGAGTTCGACTGGGCCACGCCTGACGTGGTGTTCATCGCTGAATACTACAAGGTCGAGGAGGTCAACGAGACCATCCGCATCTTCCGAGCCATCGACGGCACCGAGGAGCGCTACCGCCAGATCGACTTCGATAAGGACGAGAACCTCGAAGAAACCCTGAACGCCATCGGCAGCCGCGAAGTGCGGCGACGCAAGATCAAGCGCAAGCGCGTGCACAAGTACATCATGTCCGGCGGCAAGGTGCTCGAAGACGCAGGCTACATTGCAGGCAACTGCATCCCCATCGTGCCGGTCTACGGCAAGCGCTGGTTCGTGGACAACATCGAGCGCTGCATGGGCCACGTGCGCCTGGCCAAGGATGCACAGCGCCTGAAGAACATGCAGCTCAGCAAGCTGGGCGAGATCAGCGCGTTGTCCAGCGTCGAGAAACCCATCCTCACGCCTGAGCAGGTTTCCGGCCACCAGCTCATGTGGGCAGACGACAACCTGCGCAACTTCCCCTATTTGCTGGTGAACCCGATCACGGCACCCGACGGCAGCCAGACTGTCAGCGGCCCGGTGGCCTACACCCGCAGCGCACAGATACCGCCAGCGATGGCAGCCCTGCTGCAGATCACTGAGCAGGATATGCAGGACATCCTGGGCAGCTCGCAGCAGGCCGACAAGATGGTGAGCAACATCTCCGGCAAGGCCGTCGAGATGATCCAGACCCGCGTGGACATGCAGACCTACATCTACATGAGCAACTTTGCCAAGGGCATGAAGCGCTGCGGCGAAATCTGGCTCAGCATGGCCAAGGACATCTACGTCGAAGAAGGCAGGCGCATGAAGGTGATCGGCAGGACCGAGGACGTGGAAACGGTCGAGCTGATGCAGCCAATGGTCAGCGAGACCGGCGAAGTGGTCATGCAGAACGATCTGAGTGGTGCCAAGTTCGACGTGATTGTCGATGTCGGCCCGTCCAGCTCCAGCAAGCGTGCATCCACCGTTCGGGCACTGACCGGCATGATGGCCATCACCGACGATGCGCAGACCAAGCAGGTGCTCCAGGCAATGGCCATGATGAACATGGAGGGCGAGGGCATCGGCGACGTGCGCGACTTCTTCCGCAAGCAGCTCCTGCGCATGGGCGTGGTCAAGCCGACCGAGCAAGAGGCCGAGCAGTTGATGGCCGAGCAGCAGGCACAGGGCCAGCAGCAAGACCCGAACGCCATCTTCTTGCAGGCCGCAGCCGAGGAGGCCGTGGCCAAGGCTGCCCAGGCACGCGCCAGCACAATCAAGACCGTGGCCGACGCTGGCCTGTCCAGGGCCAAGACAGCCGA